CTCTTCCGTCACTCGCAACACATACACGTTCTGGTCATTACCAATTGGCTCTTTGTAGAAACGAAGGATAAATTCGTCAGCAACATTTAGTTCAATAAAGTTTTTCATTGGGTTTTAACCTTTCAGGGCTACATCATACTCTTTAAGCAAAGGTTTGGCTACTAATGTAAAGAGATTCGCTACATGACGTGGAGCGAATTGGGCTAGTTGTTCGGTATCTTTGGACTGACCCATGGTGAATGTTGGAGCAAAGCACAGCCTTACCGTAATTAAATACTGGTTCGCTCTGTGCTTTAGATGTTTGACCCACGGAGCCATGCCATCGCAATACACTATCCCAGACTATTCTCAACCACCGCGCTCTAGGAATTCGCCCACGCTCCCTGCTCTGGCTCGCTCGTGTAACAGGGTATCTCAGCACCAACCATCGACGTACCGCATTGGGCTGTCCAAAAGCAAAAACCCCGCAAAATGCTCTGTGGTCTTGGCTCTTGGCGAGAGCAACAACAAGACGATTGACGTTACTCAAAAGACTCGCTTGCTGTACGACAAGACCACACAGAACTCTACGGGGTTTTTCTCAAGTAACGTCAACGCCTAGTTGCCACACTAGACAACGCCATTGTACAACAGGACTCAACAAGGGTCAAGTCGCGCTTGATATGTGCTAATCCGTAGATTGTTGCACTTTGTCGCTTTTGGTATACGTTAAGGCGCATGGTGTCGCGCTATGTATCAAGTTGAGTATCTATCCATGCTGAGAACTCTTGGCATAGTCTCTCAATAGCTTCCTCACCGTTGAGAGGATCGTTGAGCAACTCTCTCAATGCTCTGTGGTCAGCCACTATCTCAAACCTGCCATCACATAAGTGAGTGGTCACTATCTCATCATACTGCATAGGGGTTCTCTTTCCTTTTCGCCATTCCGCTGTCATAGTAATCATCTTCGTCATAAGCCTCTGGGGCTGGGCCATCAATGTCGATCCATCCAGCATCACGCAGAAAGCGCAGGGCTTGAGAGGTCGAATCCACAAAGTCATCATGGGTTGTATCAGGAAACGCACAGAGCTGGCTCAGTAGGGGTTCTACCCAGTCCTTGACGTACCGTGGGCGCTGGCTGCTCTCAGGCATCCAGACTCTGCCTCTAGCGAACAGCGAGGATATGACGTTCAGGCGCTGCATCTTGTCAGCACGGCCTGGGTTATACGCCCGTACAGGCAAGTGCGCTCTCTGTAAGTCTTGGATCAGGCTGATACCTGCTGACTTGTCCTCGATCAAGATCAAGTCCACCCGCTTCTTGTCTCGTCCCTCTCCATACACCACCTCGTACTCATCTAAGACCTTTGGGCGCAGATCAGGGTACTGTAGCCTGTCCTGCCAGCAGTCGATCAATAAAACGCTCATAGGGCCGTCTAGAGGCTTGAATACGCCCCATGTGGATGCCGCAGTAGGGTCGTTCACTGTCTTCTCGCTAGTGGCCACGTCGTAGCTCTGCAAGATGTACTCAAACTTGGGGAACTCCCTAGAGGTTGGCCATAGCTTAATCATGTCCCGCTTGATGATGCCCGACTCTTCGGGGTCGATGATCTCAGCGTGGATCTCCTGCCGACCCAATTTTGTACCCTCGTACTGGAGGATTTGCTTCTGAAAGCTTGGGGCAAGGTTAGCTAGGTTGGTATATGTTGAGGCTGTAGTAACACAGACATCATCTCCATCTCTGCCCACAAGGTCTACGATCAGGTCTTTGGGTCGAGGGGTGGTTGTGCACAGTATGCGTGTCTTCTTACCCAAGCGCACGGAGAATTGAATCTGATCCCAAGCGTCTTGCAGGTAGTCCCAAGCGGCAAGCTCATCACACCAAGCACCGTGCCATTGTCCACCGCGGAAGCGCTCAGGCTCGGATGCGGGGATGCCTTTAATGAGGGAGCCGTTCACCAGTCTGATCTCGTGGTAGCTCTTGTTGTAGTCTGACATCAGCTCTTTGGGAATGACGTTGAGCAGTCCTGAGTCGCCCTCAAAGCATGTACCCCTTACGTCTGAGCTTGTGGGGGCGGCTACTAACCAGCGGGTGTTGGGTTGCTTCCATGCCCACCAACCAATCTGTTCGGCGGCAGTCCTAGTCTTACCAGCTCCGCGGCCAGCCAAGAGAAGCCATATGCTGTACCAATCCCCATGAGGAAGGATCTGATGCTGGTGAGCCTGAGTCAACCACCTCATCCTCCATGCGCTTGCTACTTGCTCTTCTGTACTAAGCGTGGCAAACGCACTTTGGAACTTGGGGTCTTTCAGCGTCTCAATCAGTTGTTCCTGCATTCTGTCGAGTGAGTTCGATGTTGTCTATCAGCGCAGAGATCAGCCCTTGAGCCTCTACCTTCACCTCTACAGGGTTCTCCTTATCCCCACTGAGCTTGACGTTCTCTCTCCAGCTATCAGGGAAGCGTGCAGCCATTGATCTGCCATACAGAGATGCGTTGATGTTGCCGCTATCTTTAGTCCCCACGAGGTAGGCTTGGCCCTGATCTTCCCACCACATTTGTGAGTGAGTGTTCGCTAACTCTAAGGCGTGAAGAAACTCCTCGTGCTCAGTCCTCCAAGTGCATAGAGTGCGATAAGAAACACCTAAGCTTCCCGCTATGTAGTGGAAGCTCTTACCCTGCTTACCTAGCTCTATGGCTATGTCGCAGAATGATGGGTCGTACTTTGTGGGTCTGCCACCTAAGTTAGTGGTTACTTCTTTTGTCTTGGCCATATGCTCTCAATGACTCCTTTGCGCTGATTTTAACCCATGTTGCGCTTAGTGTGTAGTCTTTTCTCGCCTCTGTTGGACAACTTCCACTTTGTGTTGGCCCAGCTACCCTTACTCCTTGATTCTTGTAGAGCCTTGCTCGATCTCTGCGAGGTAGTGGCGGATTTCTTGAGTTCTGGGGTGATTTGGCTTGGGCCTTTCCAATCGAATGCGCTCATTGTAACTTTCTCGTCTTAAAATGTGGTTAACTTTGGGAACACTATGACAACAATCATTGCCGATTTAAAGCTAGGTCTTATGGTGGCGGATTCCTCCATTACAGATGGCGACAGAATTTGGTTTGGTCAGAAGGTCTACCGTCATAAGGGTTTTCTCCTTGGCTTTGCAGGTGATGTGGATGAGTCTATTCAATTCTTGTCGTGGTGGAAGATTGGCAAGAAGGGGAAAACACCTAAGTTCTCCAACTCCGAGGCGCTTGTGATGGGCGCTGGCACGTTGGTATACTACTCTAAGTCCTTGATTCCTATGCCCATTTCCCGCGGCATTGAGGCTATCGGCACCGGAGGCAAAGCTGCTATCTGTACTTATGAGGCCCTTGGTTGGGTCAATCCTGTTAAAGCTGTGAGGCTTGTGTGTAAGCATGATGCTGGCTCTCGCGCACCTGTTCGTACCTATAAACTGAAAGGTTCCTGATGTATTCATCGCTATATGAATTCTGTACCGTGCGTCAATTGGAATACTTGGAGGCTGTAGAGAAACATGGAAGCGTTAGGTCAGCAGCTAAACATTTAGGGGTCAACAAGAGCACAATCACTGAGGCTATTACATCAGTCAAGAAAAAAGCTTCGTTCAGAGGCCACTCCCCTGATCACGATATGACCCACGTAGTCCCCGAAGGCTACACGGTTAAGGGTGTCTCTACTTACTACGATCAAGATGGCAAGCCTAAAGGTCAGTGGGTAAAGTCTACAGTAGACGCACAGAAGAGAGAAGAATTAACCAAGTTGGTTATTGAGCGGCTTTCACAAGAAATTAAAGGACTGTCTCCCATACTCAAAGCTCCTAAGTATTCGCGTGATGATACTTTAACTGTTATCCCGATTGGCGATCCACACTTTGGGATGTACGCTTGGGCTGAAGAGGCTGGAGAGGATTTCAATTCTGAGCTGGCTCGTGACTTGACTCTTGGTGCCGTTGATAGGCTCATGAGCTGTACACCTGAAACAAAGACATGCGTGATTATACCACTTGGAGATGTGTTTCACGCCAATGATCAGTCCAATATGACCCCAGCTCACAAGCACCAGCTCGATGTGGACTCACGCTTTGTGAAGGTGTTGGGCATAGGTATAGAAGCTTACAGACACTCTATCCTGCGAGCTTTAGAAAAGCATGAAGAGGTCATTGTCAGATTTGTGGCGGGCAACCATGATCCACAGGCTATTTGGGCGTTGGCCTTCACCATCCAAGCCTACTTCTCTAACAATCCTCGGGTGACTGTAGATCTGTCTCCCTCAAAGTTCTGGTTCCATCGCTTTGGAAGCGTCTTAATCGGGGCTACACACGGCGATACGTGCAAGCATGACCAGTTGCTAGGGGTGATGGCTTGTGACCGCGCTGAGGACTGGGGACAGACCAAACACAGGTATTGGTATACAGGACACGTTCACCATCAGTCGGTGAGAGAGTACCCTGGTGTTGTTTGTGAAAGCTTCAGAACCCTAGCAGCTAAGGATGCATATGCTGCGGGGCATGGTTACCGTGCTGGGAGAGACATGGTGGCTATTATCCACCACCGTGACCACGGTGAGATTGAGAGGCACAGAGTCGATATCGGGATGTTAAAAATATAGCCCATGCTGCGATAAAATGGGCGGACGGACTAAGTGCTTGGAACCACTTAGAACGCCCTAACCAATCAACCTATCGCAGAGGCATCATGGCTGAATTAAATTTTACATTAAAAATTATATCCCGCAAACAAGCTAAGTCAGAGGGGCTAAAAAGGTATTTCACAGGAAAACCATGTCCGTACGGACACGTTTGCGAAAGATTTGTTTCTGCTGGGCAATGTTTTGAGTGCCTAGCAATATCAAGAAATTCTTGGTATGAAAAAAACAAAGAAAAATCTAGAGAAAAAAACAAAACTTGGCACAAAAACAATCGCAACAAAAAAAGAATTATAAATGCAAGGTATAGAGCAAAAAATCTAGAAAAAGTAAAAGATTCAATCAAAAACCATTACCTTTTGTTTCCAGAAAAATATACAGAATACAGAAACAACAGAAGAGCTAGACTAAAAAATGCCCTTGGGAATGGTATCCCATCAAAATTCATAAAAGAATTAATAGAAAAACAATCGGAGTTATGTGTTTATTGCAAAGAAAAAAAACCCTTAACGCTAGATCACATAGTTCCACTAGCATCTGGTGGATTGCACGACACATCAAACGCTCAAATGGTTTGTAAGTCTTGCAACTCTAGTAAGGGTAAAAAAGATCCTTTTGATTTCGCAAAATCAAGGGGAATGCTTTTTTAGTCACAGATGTGACCTCGGAATGCTCAAATAAGAGCTAAATGCCGCTCGGCAATCTCTAGATCAATTGCTTGGCCAGTCAAGCTGTAGTTGATCAGGTGGTTGGCAGCAATCAAAGCGGCTTGTTTGTCCAAGACTTTACGGTCACTGCTTTGCAGCAGGGGCATAAACTCCACATCCTTTGAGGGGAAGCCAAGAGCAACGAAGCCAGGCGAATAATCGTCCATGCAGGGGGCCATTCCAGTCATAACTCACTCCTTTAAGTAAATTTCAGAACGTAACACTTCAACTTCATCTAACAAACGATTGATCACATCACATGCATCTAGTAGAAGGTCGTTTACGCCCTTCTCTTCCCATGCAATAAAGTCGTATTTGTTTCTTAAGTATTGAATCTGCTCATCAGTCATGCTTTAACCTCACAAATTTTTGAAATCACGTTCATCACGTCTTTGTGGGCCATGTACTCGCCAATCAAATATCCAATGACGAATATTGCAATGGCGGCAATCATGACATCTGACCTGTTCATTCTTCTATCCTTGATAGAGCGGCCTCCAGCACCTCTTTGATGTAGTTGAGTCCATCGTCCATCCGCTCACTGTCTAATCGACGCTGGGTCGAATTTAGCTCATGGTAGGCCTCTCGGATAGCACTCCACGCCTCGTGAGCATAGTGGGCCTCGCGGAACTCAAACTGGTCGTCATACGTCACTACTATCTGCTTCATACGTCACTCCTGTGGTGTATACAATTTACCCTCGGCTATTGCATTCTTCAGCATATTCACAAACGCATAATTTAAAAGATGGTTGATGGCTTTGGAGTCGATGTTCTTTAACAAGATATCGGCACTACCATCTTCATTCTCTTTTATAACTTCAAGTTCAATTTTAACATAGTCAGCAAGACTTGTGCTAGTTTTTTCGTTCATGATGTCATTTTCCATAGTCCAATGTTGCTAAATGCATAACCAGCGTAGGCAATGGCCATACCCGTATTACCTTTGTAGCCTTGATCAATCGCCACAATCGTGTAAATCAAACCCGTAACAGCAAGCAGCCAGCCGCTCATAATGGAACCTCTTGGCAGTATCCAAGCATAAACATAACCATCACAAAGAGGCTGAACATACCTATGTGAGCAAACACTAACCTAAAGTAATGTGCTACCTCATAAACTCTAGGCTGGTGTTGCTTTAACCATTTGAACATGACTTGTCCTTCAATTCTTCTTCATCTGTAAGCCATTGACGCACGTAAAATTGGTCACCCAAGTCTTCGATCTCTTCTTGGGGGTAACCGTTAGCAACCAGCCATTCCCGCATATCACCATCTTTGGTGTCGTATTTCTTAGGAAATCCATATCTCCAGCCAGCAGGTGGGTCAACCCATATCTTCATACGTTCTCCTTAAATTTCCTTTGATGGCACATATCTTCAAAGATATTCCATAGCCTCTCGTGTCTTAAAGCATTGAGAGTGATAAGCCCCAGCAAAGCGTTGGCCATGTCATCTTGAGACAGTTCTGGCCCGTTGCATACACGGTCAAAGAGCAGGTTTAAATCACCCTCCATGTCCGCCCGCAGGATGGCTTGTTCTAGATCAAATCTATCGCTCATACATTTTTGTCCTTTGGTAGATCAAGTATGTCTTGAATTAAGTGAAAGCCGCCATCCTGTCTCTGAACAGCAGCCACTACCCCAATGCGGCCATCATCCATCCAGAATGCTTTGATTGAGTGCTTTGGAAAGTCTAAAGACGGCTCTACAGGACTTTCTAAGTTAAGTGTGATGTTCATGTGTTTTTTTCTTTAAGTTTGGATTCTACGGCTCGGGCAAATTCAATATGCCAAGGTGCTGCGTTTTTGTCTGCCCACTTAGCCGTTGCTTCAATTTCCTCATCGGTCAGCCCTACCCATGTGCGCTGTGCATAAATAGGTGTATGTGGTGGATTCCAGTATTCATTGGGCAGTTCTTTGTATATGTCACCATCTCTATCCATCCACGCTACAGGCTCCATTTTCCTGACGTCAGAAATATGGTTTGGCTTGCAATGTTGTGGTACAAAATTTGTTTCTGATTGCATAGCTAAGACATCGTGGATTTGTCTAAGCAATCCGCAGATTTCGTCTTTAGTCATCTTCGCTTTCCAATGAATCGTTAATCAGTTGCTGCTTGACCAGCTCCAATACGCCAATGACGGTGGACATATAAAGCGTCTCGTCATATTTGTGAATGGCCTCAAGCAGTTCATCAACCAACCCGTCCGCTACTTTGCCTTGATTTAAGTCCACACCTACCCCCTTGATCTAATTAGCACCGAACACCGATATGCTCCGTTTGCATATTCAATAGTGTTTTCGTCATTCACAAGGTCATCGCACAACTTTGCACAGGCCTCACGCTCTTTAGCTGCTACCAGTTTGGCAAAGCCTTCAATGTCTTGGTATTTTGGATAGCCAACAATAATGCCACATTGTTTAGCCATCTCAATGATTTCATCTTGTGTCATGCTTGTCCCCTTGCTCTGATTGCATCGCCCCAAGTGCCGCCCATTTCTCCGTCTCCTTTTGTGGAAAAGTTTGCGTAATAAAGCGCACAGCAGTGTCGCCATCTTTTAGTAGCACCGTTATCGTTGCGGCTTGCAAGTCACTGCCGTAAATCAGCATCAGTGCTTCCATGATTCTTTGTGTCTCGTTGTTCATGCTTGTCCCCTTGATCTGATTTGCTCCGCAAGTCGTGCGGCCCTTGCTTCATCACACACCTTTGCACACGCTTCACGCTCTTTCTCTGCTACCAGCTTTGCGAATCGCTCAAGGTCAGTAATGTGTACATCAGCATTCCCATACGTGGGCGAGAACCACATCTCTCCGTCTGCCATCAGGTCAGACTGTTTAGCCAGTTCGATAATTTCAAGCATGCTTGTTCTCCATTTGCGAATCACTTTTGTATATAGAACCCAGCGAACAAGATGAACGCTAAGAAACATGCCACGGCGAACAGACCCTTAACGATCTGTAGGTTCTGATGCCGCCGCCAGTTCTTCTCAAAGACTAGCTCGGATTCTCTGAGCTTTTGTTTTAAGTCTGATTGGATAGTCATACCATTTCTCCATAGTAAGAAAGAATCTGTTTGTAAGCGCCCCTCAATGCGCCGACATGCTCCGCCTCAATTTTTGGAATGCTTGAGAATATTGGAATAGTTTCTGTCTCCAACATCTCAAGGTCTTCCCTTAAACGTTCGATGAAGATGTTGTCTATAGTGTCGTTGCTAAGTTCTACGTTGAGTTTCATGTTAATCCCATAGTGCTTCGTAATATTTTCCGAATAAGCGAAAGCCGTTCTTGGCTCTCACTGAGTTAGCTTCCCATATATCAATGTCGTCCAAATCTGGGTCTTTGAGTTTGTATTCAAAAGCCCAAATCATTTCATCTAGGATGTAGTCCCAGCGTTTAAAGTGGTTGGCATCTGTTTCCCACACGCTTTCTTTTGGTGGGGCAGACGTAGACTTAAGCTCCTCGGGGACATCTTCATCATCGACGTTGGGAGCGCCGTGCTTATCCGCATGTAGCTGCTTAAGCATAGGTAAGATAACAAGAGCCAAGGTGTGATCCATGCTCCATGTGTCCCACTTGTCTATCTTGACGTAAGTAATCCTAGGATGGATTCGATCTAAAAAACTCTGCACACCCTCACATACGGGGCACAGTCTGTCAGCCCACTTCGTTAATTTGGGCTCGTCGTAGTCAATCTCCCTCCAAAAGAAAACCTTCTCTAAGATGGCATAAGGTGAGACCCAGTGGTCTCGATATTTGCTGATGTAGACTTTCATAACTCTCCTAAAAGGTAAATGGCGCTAACCTGCCTAGCAGATAAATAGTGCCGATAGTGATGAGCGGGCCTAACACTGCCAAAATCATGATCAAATAACAAGTCAAAAGTATCTTCATAAAACCCTCAAAAAGTGTCCCGATAAGCACAAAAACATGCTTATTTGCTCAAAATCGTTAACAAATGACCCGATGGGGTCAATTATTCCACACCTCGTTTTCTTCAAACTCAAACCACTCATAGATCTCGTGCATGATTGCATCCCGCAGAACAAACTTAATCTGATCGTCTGTCGGCTCATCAGTATGCTTGTAGGCACGAGCCAAGCCATAGGTAATGCCGTTCTCAATGCACATCTCAATCACCGCTTGCTCTTTAGGTTTCATCTTTCCCTCCAATACGTTCTTTCTCCAGCCGCTGCACTTCTAGGATGGCATCACGCTGTTTGGCCATGCTGTCCAAGAAGCATTCCTTGTGGACGTACCGACCCAAGAAGGCCGACTCTTCACTGCGCTCTACAGGCTTATCGCAAAGAAAACAGTTCATGTTTAACTCCTAGTTAAGCAATTAGAACATCTTTATTTGACTTCTTCAACCGTAATGACGTAATTTTTTCCTTGCATGTCCGTCACCTCAATGGTCTTCTTAGAACTGACCATGCGCCCTTCGGCATCCACGTCAAACTTGATGGAGCCAACCAGCTTGATAAGACCCTCTTGATCATGCTCCAGCAGGGCTTTCTTGGTTAGGTGGCTGATGTAGTCACAATAGGCAAACATGCTTTCTCCTTCTTGAAATGGGCGTATTGGATTGGGTTGTGCAGGTACAAGGCTACCTCTGAAATGTCTTCAAACTGCACGTCAGCGGTGCTATTGATAATTTGGAGGGCCAGCTCCAAACCAGCATCAAGCCCTCTTCTGTAGTCGGTTCTATTGTCCATGTTAAGCCTTTGGTGATACGCGGATAGAAGCACCTTTGGTAGTGTGCTTGGCAATTTGTTCGGGGGTAGCACCCAGCTCTGCTAACAAAGCTTTGTAGTCTACGGTAGTGGTGTTGACCAAGCTCACGGCTACACCGTATTGCTCGCCGCGGTGGGTGCCTTCGCCCAGCTCATTAGCAATTTGGTCTTTCAGCTCTTTGCACTTGGCAGTAAGGTCTTTGACCTGGCGGTCTAACACGGCCAAGGTGTCGATGGGGTTTGCCAGGCTAAGGGCAAGGGATTCGGCGGTAGTGATTGCGTTCATATCTGTCTTTCTATCGTTACCTGCAACATCGCAGTGGTTGTATCTTAACTTAAAATTAAAGGATTACAAGACTTTTTTCTAGGTATTTTCCCTAGGTTCTACTATTTCCCAACGGCTACCTTCCCAAGTCTCAGGGTCACGGTCATAGCAAGCTGCTTCATAAGCCTCTTGCCTGGTGAGGTGGTACTTGATCTCTAAGAATTCTTGGCGTGCAATCAATTCATCGTAGTTCATCTCAAATCTCCTTGGTAATCAGGTATTCGTGGGCGTAATCTAGGGATTCCACAGCGGCGACAACGTGGTCTTGATGCGCCATAGGGCTACGCATCAGCTTGGCGGTCAGAGCCGCAATGATTGCAGCAGCAGCTTCTTCTGTGATCTGTGTGGCATCCAAGCCGTTGATGGCGCGTAGGGCGTTAGCCGCTACCATAAAACCGTGTTCCATTGAGTCCATTTTGCTTCCTTGTATCGTTACCTGCGACGTTGCAGTGATAGGGAGTTTAACTCAAAGTTAAAGCAATGCAAGGACTTTTTGTAGATTTTGCAAAAATATTTTCTAGGTGTTTACCCTAGCTAGTGTCCAGTCAAGCAGTTCCTGCTGGGTGATGCCGTAGTGCTTCTCAAATCCCTTAGTCCCTAGGCCGTGGATGCCTGTATTTCCCCTGTGGTGCTCTACGCAGAAGGGCATCACGGTCAGGTAGTCTCCCTTGCCCCAGCCCCTAGTTCTAAGGTGGTGCAGCTCAACAGGCCCAGGCTCATGTGGCCCGTGGATGTGATGGCATAGACAGCACCCAAGCTCCGCCACAGCATTCATGTGCTGCTTTTCTTTAGCTTTCATTTAAGCCTTTGCAGATCTCGAACGTCAAACACAAAACTTTCTTTGGCATTGCCTTGTTTGTCGTTTACTCTTTTAGCGTATTGAATTTTTTTGTTTCCGCTTTTGATGATGGCATTTCGGATGTCAGCAAGAAATCCCACATGGGTTTGATGCATTGGCTTGACCTCATAAGTTGTTCCGCCAATGTCTAGTGAACATTGATCTCTCCACTCAACATCAAAAATTACAATAATGTTTGGGTACAGCTCGGCGTACCTGATGCCGTCCTTGACGTTAAAGGTAACGGCATACTGAGGATCAATCCCAAACATTTCTTGGGCTTTGAATAATGGTGTCCTAACTGTCTTCAGATCAGTGGGAAACAAAGTGCACAGGTCGTGTGTGTACTTATCGTGCCTTTTTGCAGGGTTTAGATAAGTTGGAAGACCGAATTCATGCATTGTGCCCAATGCAAAATTAAGTTCAGTCTTAACCCCAAACTTTTCACACCAAGCAAGTTTTTCCTCAGTATCCATCATGAAAGCATTTTGTCTTGCGCTCGATTGGATGCTTCTAATGAGCGCCACACTTCTATTCTTGCTTGTGCAGCAATCAGCATCCACCTCTCTTGCTCACATGCCCGTGTAGCCTCTTGTAGGTGCTCTAGGTGCGTTTTGTAGCGCGGGTGGGCATACGCCTCCCTCTCTTGGGATACGGCGCTTGTAAAGCCATTGTGCTCGGCTTCTTGCATAAGCTCTGCCTTAACAGTCTTACGCATCTCTTCCATGTAAACAAGATCGGCTTTAGCTTGAGCGTAGATCTTGCTGTGGGTGATTAGGTAGTCAACGGCGTCTTGAATGTTCATGTTCTATAGAAGTAATCGTCACCAACTCGGCTGGGCCACTTGAGGTAGTCATTAGCGCCTGGTCTGTGCACTTGGGTTTTAAGCTCTGCTCCGTCATAGATGCCTGTTCCTCTAGCCGTGCTGACGGACTTGAGGGGGATCTTGATAGGGCCAAGGTACTCCAGCCTCTCTTCACCCAAATCGGTGAGCTGGAACAGGTTGTCT